CGCGCGTCGGCTCGGCCGGGGGCGCAGGGCCAACCGCGCGGGGGCTTCCTTGTCCGGCGCTCTCGCCAGCTGGGCCAAGTCAACCGTCAATCAGGCGGAAGCAGAGCGCCAGGTCGAGCGAATCTCCGAGCGGGCGTTGGACCTGTATCAGAACGATGCTATGGCCCACGGTGTTCTGGAATCGCTCCTGGTGGAGACAGTGGGTATCGGCCTGACGCCGTTGCCGTCCCCCAAGGGCGAATGGCTCGGGTTCGATGATGAGTGGGAGTCCAACTACCAGAACGCGGCCATGCGCGTCTGGGAAGAACACGGTTTGGATTGCCGCCATTTCTGCGATGCCCAACGGCGGCTGGACTATTACGCCCTTCAGGGCCTCAAATATTTCAACTGGAGACTCTTCGGCATCGGTCTGGGGCAGATTATCGCCAAGCCCACGAAGGGGTCGCCCTTGTCCACCTGCGTTTTGCCCATCAATCCTTTCCGCTTGGTTTCTCCGGCCGGGACCAACCGCGAGATTTACGACGGCATCGAGATCGACAAGGACGGAGCGCCTGTCAAGGTCTGGCTGCGCAAGCCGGGAGCGTTCCAGCGGTCCACCTCGGCGGGCGACTGCGAGTCCTTCCCCGTTTGGGATGAGGAGACGGGCCTGCCGCGCATTTTACTGGTGACGGACGTGCGCAACATCGCCGAGTACCGACAGGATTCCATTCTCGGCCCGATGATTCCCGAAATTCGGCATTCCAACGATCTGGCGAATGCCGCTGTCGTTGGGGCCATGGTCCGCAACCTCTACACCATGTTCGTCAACGACTACGGACAGCACGGGATCACAAAAGACACGCCGTGGGAAGACCGTGTGCATCAAACCGAGCAGGCGACAATTTTATTCGGAACCGGAAAGGAAAAGCCCACTTTTTTCAGCCATGAGGCGGCCCCCTCACGGTACCAGGAGATGTTCGGGGCCATCATTGACCGGCTGGGCATGGCCACCGGGCGCGGGGCCGAGAACGTGGCCCGCAAGTTCCAGGCCAGCTACTCGGCGGCCAAGGCCAACATGGAGAAAGAGGACCAGGTCAACGAGTTCGAGCACCGGACGCTGATCGGGCAGTTCTGTCAGCCCTTCCTGGCATGGCAACAGTACGAAGCGGCTTTGCGCGGACGGCTTCCGGTTCGTTCCATGAAACATTTCTTGGATAATCTCTACGCCTACACCCACACGGAGCACCTGGCCCAACCGATGCGGCAGATCGACCGCCAGAAGGCGGCCATGGCCGACACGCTGGGGCTCGGCTCCCACATGACGACGTATCGCGAAATCCATGGCCGCAACGGTCAGGATTGGAAGGCGGTCTTGCGACAGGCCGCCGCTGAAAAGAAATATTTGAAGGGGCTGGAAGCTGAATTCGGTGTGGACATGAGTTCCGCCAAAATTCCCGACGCCGCCTGGAAAACGGAGGACAAGTCCGATGATGGAAAAGATCAGAGCTAAACGCGCGGTTTCCGCCCTGGTGGGCGAGGTTTGGGCCCTGGAACCCAACAAGCTGGCGCAGGTCGCCGACTTCACCCAGGCCCTGCTTGAGGGCCGATCCACCAACGGCGAGATGTTCGCCCGCGTGGCCGGTGAGCAGCAAGGCGAATCCAGGCCCTACGTCGTTTCGGACAGCGGCGTGGCCGTGATCGGAGCCGAGGGCGTTGTGGCCCGCCGGCTGAACCTTTTTTCGAGCATCTCCGGCGGCGTTTCCACCCAGATTCTGGGGCAGCATATTCGACAGGCTGCCGAAGACGGATCGGTCCGGGGCATCGTCCTGGACATCAACTCCCCGGGCGGCGGGGTGTTCGGGCTTGGTGAACTGGCCGGGTTGATTCGCGGCGTGCGCGAAACCAAGCCCGTGATCGGATTCACGGCCGAGATGATGTGTTCGGCAGCCTACTGGATCGGTTCCGCCGCTTCCGAGATGGTCTGCACCGATGACGCCGAAGTCGGCTCCATCGGCGTGGCCTGCATGCATTTCGACCGGTCCGTCAAGGACGTCCAGGACGGCGTCAAGCGGACGATGATCACCCAGGGCAAGTACAAGCGCATCGCCAGCGACGAGAAGCCCTTGTCCGATGAGGGACTGGCCTACCTGCAAGCGCGGGTGGACCAGTACTACGCCATGTTCGTCGACGCCGTGGCCGTGAACCGGTCCATGGACGTCGAGGACGTTCTGAAGAATCTGGCCGATGGGTCCACCCACATCGGGACCGAGGCTCTGTCCGCAGGATTCGTCGATCACGTTGGAAGTCTGGAGTTCGCCATGGAGCGGGCTTTGGAGCTTGTCGAAGATATCAATCCCATCAACTCAACCCAGGAGGCAGACATGCCCGGAACCACCCAGCAAGGTGCCGGAGCCAAGGGCGGCTCCGAATCCCTGGACCTTTCGGCCCTGACCGCTGAGCAGCTGGCCCAGCACAACCCTGATTTGGCGTCCGAAATGGCCGCAGCCGGCGTCAACACCGAACGCGCACGCGTTATTGACCTGCTGGAAGCCGGGGGTAGCCCCGAGCAGACCATGAAGGCGGTCAAGGACGGCACCCCGTCCAGGGACTTCTACAAGCAGGTCCTGGACGACGAGCGTAACGGCCGCGCCGCCGCGCTCGAAAACTTCGAGCAGAAGATGCGGGATTCCGCCGGTCAGGACGGGCACCAGGCCGAAGAGCAGGTCGGCGACTTCGACGCTCTGGTCAAGGCCCACATGGACGAGGCCAAGTGCTCCAAAGGCAGCGCCATCAAGTACGTGGCCGCCAACCACCCCGAGGTCCACGCCGCTTGGCTGGACTCCCAGAACTAGGAGGCTGTCATGAGCTACAACGATTACGGAATCGGTACCCACACCTGCGGTGAAGACGTCCTGGACGCCCGTCGCGTCAAGCTGACCGCCAGCGACCAGGTGGTCTACGCGGACGCCGACGCCCTCGGCATGGGCTTCACCCGCTTTTATGGCGAGTCCGGCGAAGATGTCGCCGTGGCCTACATGAACAAGCCCGGCACGCATCATGCGACCGCCGCGGGCGCCATCACCCTGTCCGCCGACGTGTACGCCGCGGCCGACGGCAAGATTCAGGTCCTGCCCGTCGCCGCCGGCGACTACATCAAGGTCGGCATGGCCCTGGAAGCCGCCGCTGAAGACGGCGACGTCATCGAAGTCCTTCCGCTGGACAGCGGCAAGGTCGTAACCGTCACCGAGTAAAGGAGAAAAGATATGAATCCTGCTACCAAAGGCACCGGAGAGCGTCTCCGTCCCGACCTCGGCGTGATCGTCCAGGAGACGATGAGCGATGCCTCGGCCAACGGATTTATCGCGGCCAAGGTCATGCCGTATTTCCCGGTTTCCGTTCAGTCGGCCGATTACCCGGTCATGCCCGCGAAAGCCGCATTCGCCAAGGAAGACGTCAGCCGCGTATCCGGAGCCGCCTACAAGCGGTCCGGCGGCGAGTTCGAGGCCGGGCACTACTCCTGCCGTGAACGAGGCCATGAATACACCGTGGATGACCGTTTCAAGGCCATCTACAGTTCCGTGTTCGATATGGAGTCGGCCGCGACCGTGAACTGCACGAACATTGTGCTGCGCGCCTACGAAATCGAGGTCGCCACCAAGCTCCAGGCTTCGGGCAACTTCCTGAACTCGGCTGCCGGGACCCCCTGGTCCAGCGCGGCCGCCGACCCTAAGGCCGACATCAAGGCCGCCAAGGAAGCCGGGCGCAAGAAGGGCGTGACCTACAACAAACTGATCATCTCCTGGCCCACCTACAACAACCTGTGCGCCGTGACCAAGGTCAAGGAGGCCGTGGAAAAGATTTTCCCGGACACCGCCAGGACCGGGACCATCGGCCTGAATCACCTGGAAGCCTATCTCGAGATCGAGATCGAGCTGGCCGGGGCCATGGTCGACGGGGCCAACCGCAAGAAGAACGTCGACCTGCAGGACATCTGGTCCGACAGTGTCGCCACCCTGGCCCGCGTCGCGCCCACGGGTTCCGACATCACCGAGCCGTCCATCGGCCGTACCATGCTCTGGAACGAGGGTTCCGACCAGGAGTTCATCGTTGAGGATTACTACGAGAATCCCGTCCGCGGCCAGATCATCCGGGTCCGTCACGACATCGCCACGCTGCTGCTGAAGTCCTACGACGACAACGGCAACGTCCTGTCCGACATCTCGAAGAACTGCGGCTACGTGATCACCGGCATTAAGGCCTAAACCATACCTTCCCTACCTCCTCGCAGGGGCGGCCCGGCTTCGCAACCGGCTGGGTCGCCCCGAACAGGGAGCCAACCGCAACCCAAGGGATTCCATGAACCT